CCCACTCGGCTTGGAACCGTTGCCGGACGATGGCCTCCAGATCGATAAAAGCCTCTTCCGGATCCTCCGGCAGAGCTGCCATCTCTTCCTTCGTGATGTAGGCCATTGTTCTTGTCCCGGAGTGCTCGCGGGCAGGACTGATGGGGTGATTCGGCCGCAGACAGCAAGCGAGAGTTGTAGATGGCGTTGGGTGACACGACGTACCGCGGGGTGCTGAAGCAGGCCTCGGCGATAGCAGTGAAGGCTGTGACGCCTTCCGACACGGAGGATTTCCCGGACGGCATGGCCCGCGGGCTGCTTGTCGGCACCGCCGGGGCGGCGACGATCCTCCCGGCCGATGGTGGGCAGGCGACGCTGATACCGCTTCAAGCCGGCTACAACTGGATTGCCGTGCGGCGTGTCTTTCTGACCGGCCTGACCGCGGCGAACATCTGGGCGCTGTACTGACAGGCGCAATACTACCGGGCCAGACTGACCCACAGGGCAACGATGGAGATGATCACCGAGAGCGCGGATACGGCAGCCGCGACCCAGGCAGCGTTCTTTGAGCTTCGAAGAAGCAGGTTCTGCTCGCTCATCGCTGAATGACTGCGCTTCGCGGCCTCATCGACCCGCCTTTGTTCGCTGTGGCGCAACCAGTCTTCGACGAGAGGGCGGTCATAGCCGAAATCGCCGATCGCAAGCTTTCTGCGCACCTCATCTTCACCGAGGCCGTCCAGAATGTCCCAAAGAACGTCTTTCAACTCTCGCATGCATGCTCCATGCCCCAAGACTGCTCGGTAATCCAATCCACACCGCAATGAGCTTGGCAAGGGATTTAGCCAGCCTCAGCGAGGCTGAGTCGAACGAGGTCTTGTCGAGCCTCTCGCCCGAGCAGCTGGAGGCGCTGAAGTACGACTGGCCGACGTGGGCGCGGCCGGAGCAGCTGGCGCCCGAGGCGGGCAACGACGGCACGCCCTGGAATACCTGGCTCTACCTCGCCGGCCGCGGCACCGGAAAAACCCGGTCCGGGGTCGAGTGGCTGCGGGCCGAGGTGTGCGGGGCGACGCCGCTGGCGGCGGGGCGACGCAAGCGCATCGCGATCATCGGCGAGACCTCGAAGGACGTGCGCGACGTTCTGATCGAGGGGGAATCGGGCCTGCTCGCCGTGCATCCGCCGGCGTTCCGGCCGCACTACAAGCCCTCGGTCGCGACCTTGGAGTGGCCGAATGGGGCCAAGGCGACGCTCTACAACGGCACCGAGCCCGACCAGCTCAGGGGCCCGCAGTTCGACGGCGCGCTGGTCGATGAGCTGGCGAAGTACCGGTACGCCCAGGACACCTGGGACATGCTGCAGTTCGGCCTGCGCCTCGGGAATCACCCGCGCGTGATGGTCACGACGACGCCGCGGCCGATCAAGCTGCTCAAGGACCTGGTGAAAGACGGAAAGTCGGCGGTCACCAGGGGCAAGACTTACGACAACGCCGAGAATCTGGCGCCCTCGTTCCTGGCGCAGGTCAAGGCCCGCTACGCCGGCACCAGGCTGGGGCGTCAGGAGCTCGACGCGGAGCTTCTGGAGGACGTGCCGGGCGCCTTGTGGCGGCGCTCCAACCTCGACGAATACCGGGTGAAGCCCGCGCAGCTCCCCGACATGAAGAGGATCGTGGTGGCGGTCGATCCAGCAGCGAAGGCGAAGGAGAGCCAGCGCGGCGACAACGGGGCGGAGACGGGGATAGTCACGTGCGGGCTGGGTGTCGACGGGCGGGGGTACGTTCTCGACGATTCGACGACCATCGAGGGGCCGGACAAATGGGGCAAGCTGACGGTGGCGGCCTACCGGCGCAACGAGGCCGACGCGATCGTGGCGGAGATCAACAACGGCGGCGACATGGTGCCGTTCGTGATCCGCTCGGTCGATCCCAACATCAAGGTGATCGTCGTCACTGCTAGCCGGGGCAAGGTCACGCGCGCGGAGCCCGTCTCGGCGCTCTACGACCAGGGGCGCGTCTCCCACGTGGGGTGCTTTCCCCAGCTCGAGGACCAGATGTGCCAGTTCACGGTGACGGACGCCGACGACGTGACCCTGAAGGACCGCGCCGACGCGCTGGTGTGGGCGTTCACCGAGCTGTTTCCGGCGCTGGTGAAGGTCAAGAAGAGGGGCTGGAAGGACAAATGGGCCGGCCGGCGCGGCGGGTGGATGAGCTGATGGTGAAGGAGAACGGCATGCTGACATTTGGCAAGGTGCTGAAGGAATTGAGGAACGGCGAGCGTGCCTATCGCGCGGGCTGGAACGGCAAGGGCATGTGGATTGCCCTGCAGGTGCCTGACGCCAACAGCAAGATGACGCTGCCCTACATCTACATGCGCACTGTCACGGGCGACTTGGTGCCGTGGCTGGCCTCGCAGACCGACATGCTCGCCGATGACTGGCTGCTGACGGCTCCAGCCTGATAGATGGCCTACGAGGCGCTCGCGCGGCGCGAGGACCTGTCGGGCGCTCCCGACCTGGTGAAGGAGGCGGTCGAGGTAGCCGAGTGCAACTATAACGCCGACCGCGACAACCGCACCGAGGGGCTGCGCGACCTGCAGTTCCTGGCCAACGACCAGTGGGATCCCCGCGACAAGCGCGAGCGCGAGGCCGACGGGCGGCCGGTGCTCACCATCAATAGGCTGATTCAGCCCGTGAAGCTGGTCGCCAACTCGATCCGGTTCTCCGTGCCGGCGGTGAAGACCGTGCCGGTGGACCGGGAGAGCGATGAGCAGACGGCCTGGGTGCTCGGCGGACTCATCCGGCAGATTCAGCGCCAGTGCATGGCCACCTGGGTCTATTCCGTCGCCACCGGGCACGCGGCGGCCTGCGGCATCGGGCACTTCAGGGTCCTGACCGATTACGTCGATGACGACGTGTTCGACCAGGAGATCAAGATCAAGCTGATCCCGCACCCGTTCGCGGTGCTGTGGGACGCCGGCGCGACCGAGCCCGACCGCTCCGACGCCATGAATTGCCTCGTCTTAGAGTTCGTGCCGCCCGCCGAGTTCAAGCGGCGCTATCCCGGGGCCATCATGTCGGATTTCCAGGCCTCCTCGGCGGTCCTGCCGGGTGCCAATTTCCAGTGGTTCCGGCCCGAGGCGGTGGTGATCGCGGAATACTGGCGCAAGGTGCCCTACAAGAGGGAGCTGGGCCAGCTCGCCGACGGCCGCGTGATCGACCTCACCAACGTCAAGATGCTGCCTCAGGGCATGCAGGTCGTGCGGACGCGCACGGCGACCAGCTACCGGGTCGAGCAGACGCTGTTGTCGGGGCACGAGGTGCTGCAGGGCCCGAACGAATGGGCGGGCAAGCACATCCCGATCGTGCCGATCATAGGCAACGAGATTCCGCAGGAATCGACAGTCGTGCGGCACGGCATCGTCCGCTTCGCCCGCGACCCGCAGCGCATGTACAATTTCTGGCGCTCGCAGTCGGCGGAATGGATCGGCCAGGCGGCAAAGAGCCCGTGGCTCACCGACATCGAGCAGATCGAGGATTTCATCGACGTGTGGGACACGGCCAACACCAAGCCGCGACCCTACCTACCCTACAAGCGTCTGCCCGACCAGCCGCAGCTGAAGCCGGAACGCGTGCGCGCGGCAGAGCCGCCGGCGGCACTGTGGCAAGAGGGCAGTATCTCCGGCGACGAGATCAAGGCCACCACGGGCATGCAGGACGCGAGCCTGGGTGCATCGGGCAACGAGATTTCGGGCCGGGGCATCGAGGCGCGGCAAAGGCAGGGCGAGATCGGCAACTACGAGTTCGTGCACAACCTCGGCATCTCGCTCAACCACACGGGCCGAATCCTCCTGGATCTCGCGCCCAAGGTCTACGACACGAGCCGCATGGTGCGCATTCTCGATGAGACCGAGAAAGAGCACTTCGTGCCCATCAACTCGGTTGCCTACCAGCAGAACGGCGAGCCGATGCTGGTGCATGATCTGACGGCCGGCAAATACGACGTGGCGATCAAGCTGGGACCGAGCTTCCTGACGCGGCGCGAGGCTTCGGCCGCGCAGATGGTGGAGTTCCTGAAGCTCAACCCCGATGCGTTCTCGCTCATCGGCGACATCGTGGCGGAGGAGCAGGATTGGCCGGGCGCCGCCAAGGTGTCCAAGCGCCTCAAACGCGCCGTGCCGCCGGAAATCCTGGGCGACGATGCCGAGGAGCCGCCGCCGCCGCCCGATCCGCTGATGGTCGAGGGGGCGAAGCAGGAGGTCAGGGAGAAGAAGGCTTCCGCGGACAAGAAGGAGGCCGAGGCGCGGCTGGCCTTGGCCGAGGCGGAGCTGGCGGGGGCGAAGTCGTTGCGTGAGTACCGCGAGGCGGAGCGGACGGAGGCCGATGAGACCGAGCTTGTGCGCGCCAAGGCCGACGGCGAGCGCATGCGGGCCGCGGCCGATGTGGATCTGACCCGCGCGAAGGCCGGGCGCGAGCGGTCGAGGGCGGCTTCCGAGCGCGAGGTTGCCCGATCGAAGGCTGCGTCCGAGAGGCAGTTGACGGGCACGAAGGCCATGCGCGAGCGCATCAAGGCGCGGGTCGATGTCCACAAGGCGACCAGGCCAGAGCCCAACCCCAAAGGAAAGGATCGCTAGATGGCCTACTCAGGCGCGGATTTGCGAGGGGGTCGGATGGCGCCCGCGGCGGCGGCTGCACCAAACGGCGCGCAGCTGGCCCAAGGTCCGCAGATGGGGCCGCGCGGCACGCAGTTCGAGGAGCGCGGCGACGAGCAGTCAGACGAGCTCGGCCAGGCGATCCAGGAGGTTATTGCGGCGGCGCAGAGCGTCGGCTTCAAGCTGCCTCCGGACGGCGTCAGCCAAGAGCAATTGCCCGAGGTCTACACCCAGCTCCTCGCCGCGGCCGCACAAAGCGAGATGGGCCAGTCGCCGGATGGCATGCAGGTGATCGACGAGCTTGCCCAGCGCCTCGGCGTGCCCTCGCCCTTCGGCGGGCAGGATGAGGCCATGCCGCCGGAGGACACGGGCGGCGGCGAGCCGATGATGCCGCAAGGAGGAATGCCGCCGATGCGGCGCTAGTTCGTCCTCGATGAGAGGAAACGCGAACCCGCCTTCATGGCGGGTTTTTTTATTGGAGTGAGCCTTGCCAACGCTCGATGATAGAACCGCCGCGCCGGCCGACGCAACGCCCGGCAAGACTGATCCGCAAGCTCTCGATCCCGGTAGGGAGCCCGATGCGCACGATACTCCGGAGCAGGATGCAGAGCTTCGGGCCCCCGATGAGAATCGAGAGGGCGAGGAGCCAAAGCAGCCTGACGGGGAGCCCGCGCCCGATGCAGCGGCAAAAGCTGAGCCAGCACCCAGACGCAAACCGCGATCCCAGCAGCGCATCGAGCAGCTGTCGGCGCAGGTCGGCGATCTTCAAAGGCAGGTCGAGCATTTCCGCAACATGGCGGAGAAAGCCGGCAAGCCGAGGAAGCTCGATCCCCTCGCGTTCGCTTCCGACAGCGAGTATCAGCGCGCTGTCATTGCCCAGACGGCGCAGCAGTCCCAGGCCGAGTTCGCGAAGACGCAAGCCGACGCCGCGGCCCAGCAGGCCAAAATCGTCGAGCAGCAGATCTGGGACGCGCGGGTGGCCGACTATCGCGAGGAGGTGCCGGACTTCGATGCCGTCGCCTACTCGGCAAGCGTGCCCTATTCCCGGCACGGCATGCAGATGGTCCGTCAGCTTCCGGAAGGGGCGCAGGTCGCCTACTTCCTGGGAAAGAACGTGGCCGAGGCTCAGCGCATCGCGAACCTGACACCGCTCGAGACGGCTTTCGAGATGGGGCGCATTGCCCAGCGCTTGAAAGGCCCGCCGCGCAAGGTGGTGTCGCAGGCACCCAACCCTGTTCCGACCGTGAGGGCGCGCGGGGCTGTGACCGGCTACCGGCCGGACAGCAACGATCCCGACGCCTATGCGAAATGGCGGGACAAGCTGAACTGAGAGTCCCATAAATGCCGAACGACTTCAACGTCCACTCCCTGGTGGCGAACGAGGCCCTTTACTGGTTCAAGAACGAGCTGGTGCTGGGCAACCTGTGCTGGCGCGGCTACGAGAAGGAGTGGCGCACCATCAACGGCCACAAGATCGGCGACACGGTCACGATCGACCGGCCGGCGCGCTTCATCTCGGTCGATGGCCCCGACATCACCGGCCTCGACCAGGACGTGATCTACGGCCAGAAGCAGATCAAGCTCAACATCCAGAGGACGGTGCCCTTCCACTTCGACGCCCGCGGCCTCACGACCGAGGCCGACATCCGGCGCGTGGGCGAGGAGTCGATCAGGGCAGCGTCCTCGCGGCTGGCACAGGATGTCGAGACAGCGATTGCCGGCATCTACTGGCAGTTCGGCAACATCTTCGGCACGCCTGGCTCCCCGGCGACAACGACCAAGGTGCTGGGTCAGGGCGGCGCGATCTTCACCAACCTGGCGGTCGAGGTGCCCGGGCGCAGTGCGGTGATCGACCCCGATATGAAGGTGGAGTTCGCCGAGCAGATCAAGTCGCTCGCCAATACCGGCAAGGAGCGGGCGGCGTTGGAGCGCACCAGGCTCGGCCCGCTGCACAACTTCAGCACCTACGAGTGCCCGAGCCTTGCCGTGCACACCGCGGGCGATTGGGCGGGCACGGTGCTCATCGCCGGCGCCGGTCAGGCGACCACCTTCGCGCTCGCCAAGGACACCTGGCAGCAAACCCTCAACATCGACGGCATCACGAGCTCGGGCGCCGACCGTCTGAAAAAGGGCGACTGCTTCACGATTGCCGGCTGCTTCGAGGTCAACCCCGGCACGCTGCAATCGACAGGGCGCCTGCGGCGCTTCACGCTGCTTGCCAACGCCACCGTGACGACCGGCGCCGCGACGGTGACGATCGCGCCGCCGATCATCCCGCTGACCTCTGGCACGGCGGCCGATAAGGCCAACGCCACCGTGAGCGCGGCGCCGGCGGACAACGCCGCGATCACCCCGATCTTCACGGTGAATGGCGGCACCTACCGGCAGAACCTGCTCTTCCACAAGAAGGCGATCAGCCTCGTGATGAAGCCTCTCCAGAGGCTCGAGAGCTTCACGGTGTGGGAGACGAGGAACCACGAGGGGCTGAGCCTGACGCTCAGCAAGGGCGGCGACATCTACAAGCACTCGGAAGTCTGGCGTCTCGACATCCTGTTCGGTGTCGACGTGCTGCACACCGACCTCGGGTTGAGGCTGACAAACTGATGGCAGACACCGTTCCGACATGGGGCTACCGGCAGGGTGAGTCCCGGATATTCGAGCTGCCGGCGGCCAACCCCGTGCTGCCGAAGGGCTGGTACGACAGCCCCGCGAAGGTCCCGGATGGCGATCCGGGTCAAGGGGGAGAGCCTGCGGCGTTGGCTTCGCACCCGCCGCCGCAGGCATCTCCCCCGCTTCCCTCGATCGAGGAGATGGAGGCATTCACCTACGCCAACCTCGCCGAGGAAAATCGCAAGCTCAAGGAACGTGTGGCGGAGTTGGAAGCTTGGATCGCCGGAGCAGTGCCGGCAGAAGAGCCGCACCCGGAGAACCCGAAGGAGCGGGAGCCGGAATTGCCGCCGGTGCCGGGCGCGGAACCCTCGATGCGCGAGATCCTGGACAAGGCCGATCCGGCGCCGCCGCCGGACGAGATCGAGGTGCTGCGGGGGCGGGCGCGCGAGCTCGGTATCGAGGTCGACCAGCGCTGGGGCGCCAAGCGCCTGCACCGCGAGATCGCCTACGTGTTGGAGGATAAGCAGTAGGCGTGCCGACGACGGTCCGCCAGCTCATCGCCGGCGCGCTCCGGCGCATCGGCTACCTCGACCCGCAAGAGCCGCTGTCGGCGCAGGACGGCCGCGACTGCCTCGGCACCTTCAACGCGCTGCTCGCCTCCTTGAAGCGCAAGCGCCTCGACTATGTGCATGTGGCAGTCACGCTCAACACCGCCTTTCCGTTGGGCACGGCGGCCGTCCCGCCGGAGACGAGCCCCAAGCAGATCGGCGAGGAGCTGGTCGAGGGGCTGAAGGCGATCCTGGCCTTGAGGCTCACCGATGACTATGCGCCGGAGGCGGTCACGCGAGAGCTTCGCGCCGATGCCAACACCGGTTGGGCGCAGCTGCGGGGTGCGCTCCTCGTGATCCCCGGCTCGAAATTCGACCTGCCGCGCGACGAGCACCTGATCACGCCTTCCGAGGAGGAAGCCTGATGGCTGGGGCGCGGCGCATCCCCTTGCGCTTCGGCTTCCAGTCGCGCCCCGCGCGCTACGGCCCGGACGGCACCACGCGCATCATCAACGCCTATTCCGAGGAGGCGGGCGAGGAGGGCAAGGACCGGCTCATCCAATACGCCATTGAGGGGCTGCGGCCGGTGCGCCTGCTCCCCGACGGGCCGGTCAGGGCGTTTCATACGGCTGGCGACTATCTATTCGTCCTCTCGGGCCTGACGCTTTTCCGCGTGGCCAAGGATTGGAGCTACGCCGCGATCGGCGCGGTCGACGCCGGCGGGCGCGCCTACATGGCGCGAAACCGGCGCGAGGTTGACCCCGAGATTGTGACCGTGGTGGGCGGTAAAGCCTGGATGCTCAAGACGAGCCCCGACTTCAATCCGCTGAGCTTCTCGCAGGTGGGCGACTCCGACCTCGGGCCGGTCACCAGCATCGTGTTCCTCGATGGCTATTTCGTCTACGCCAACGATGATCCGGGCGCGGGGCGGTTCCAGCTCTCCGGCGTCGACGACGGCTCGGCCATCAACTCCCTCGACTTCGCCACCGCGGAGTCCGATCCCGACAAGCTGAGGCGGCCGTTCCGCCGCAAGGGTGAGTTGTGGCTGATGGGCGAGAAGACAATCGAGGTGTGGTCCAACAACGCCGACCCCTCGTTCCCCTTCATCCGCCTGCCCGGCGTCGCCATCGACCGCGGCTGCCTTGTGGGCGCCACCGTGCAGCTCCT